TGATGATGCTAATAATGATGCAGACGGCAACCCTGTTTCTGCAGGTGTTTATGGTTCAGTAGGGCTTGATGTCTCTGACTTAGCAGACTTCACAAGCTTTGCAGACTTAACAGTATCTGATGTGCAGACTTGGGTTGAAGCAGCTATAGGAGCTGACCAAGTACAAGCTTACAAAGATGGTATTGATGCTCAAATAGCAGAGAAAATAAACCCATCATCAGTTAGCAGAGTAATCGGTAGTTAATTAGGAGAAAGAATATGGACGAGAAACAATTTTATGTCGGCGTATTGCAATTAATCGACATCTCTTCAAAAAGAGGTTGTTGGGAAGGTTCTGAATTGGGTGCAGTAGCACAAATCAGAAACGAGGTAGTAGAGAAACTCAAAGGGTTCAACGAAGAAGTACAAGAGAACGTAACAGAAATTAAGGAAGAAGAATAATGGAATATTTAGTAGGTTTAGTAGTATTTGTTCTAGTAGTAGGCGGTTTAGTATGGAAATACAAGCCAGAATGCGTAGAATGGGTAAAATCAAAAGTAAACAAAAAAGTTTTAAAAAAACGTAAAAAATAATGGCAAGAAAAACTGCAGCAGATGTACATTTAGAATTATCAGTTCACGAAAAAGAGTGTGCTGAAAGATGGAAAACCGCTTTTAATAAGTTTGAAGATATTGAAGGCAACATCAAAGATCTAGAAAATAAAATTAGTAGCGGTCTAACAACTGTTACGATTTTGCTTGTAGGTCTGCTTTGTAGTATTGTAGCATTAATAATAGAGGCAACATTAACATGATGATAAGAACAATGGATTTCAAAGATACCGATATGAATGGTATTGATGACAGAGATCAGCCAAACTTCTCAGGTCCAAGTCAAAACTATCTAGATCAACAAGAACGAGCTCGTAATTTGTTGAATCCAAATTTAAGGCAAGTAGGCAATAATCCACCTCGAGACCCAGGCGAAATAGTATCTAAGATGCCAGTAATTGGAAATGCTGTGCTTTTTCAACCAAGCTTCAGGTCCAATCCAAGCCCTTTCGGCAATAATCTAAGTATGGGTCGATTTGGCGGTTATAATCAGCCTCAACCTTTTATGGGTGGCTTTGGCATGCCTCAAATGGGTTATGGTGGTGGCTTTGGCTACGGTATGCCACAAATGCCATTTATGGGTGGTTTTGGTGGCTACGGAGGCGGTTTTGGTATGCAACAAAGAATGCCACAAATGGGGTACGGCGGCTTTGGTGGCTTCGGTATGCCTCAAATGGGCGGATATGGTAATCCATTTGGTCAGTCATTTTATGGTGGTTTGGGATCTTTTATGGGTCAACCATCTTTTCCACAACAAGGTATGCCAAAACAATCTTATGATAGGTTTGGTATGCCAGTACACCAAGGTCCTATAATGGCTAATGAACAGCTTAGACCTACAGGACCAGTTATGCAAATGCGACCTGAGTTTATTACAAACAATAAATGAATATAGCAAATCAATTAGAAGGCAAAACTAGGCATATGTTAAAAAAACATGAAGGTTTTGTTTCTCACGTATACGAAGATTCCACACCAGAAAAATACCTAACAATAGGGTATGGTCGTTTAGTTGACGAAAGACTTGGCGGCGGTATTACTGAAGAAGAAGCAGATTATCTACTGCTTAACGATATTAAAAATTGCATCAATATCTTAAAAAAACAAATAGAAGTATTTGAAGAATTATCAGAAAACAGACAAATAGTACTAATCAATATGTATTTCAACTTAGGCAATAGATTGTTTAAATTTAAAAACATGTTGGCTGCTTTGCATATGAAAGACTTTGACGAAGTAGCGGTACAAATGCTTGATAGCAAATGGGCTCAACAAGTAAAAGGCAGATCTCACGAATTAGCTGAGATGATGAAAGAAGATAAATATACCGTATAGGAGGTAAATATGCCGCCCAGTCAAAAGATTGGACGAGCAGGAGAGTATCTAGCGGCTAGTTATTTAATACGCCAACTGGATGAAATATTTGAGTCATCTCCTGCCTCCCGTTACGATTTCCTTGCTATATTCGACGACAATCCTTATAAAATACAAGTCAAAACAACCGCTGCTAAATTTGATCACCACTCTTCCGATTGGGTCAGATGGGATATTAATAAAAAAGTAAATAAGAAAAAAAAGACGTATTCAGCTGAAGAAGTCGATATATTTGCTTTTGTTTACCTACCCTTAAATATAGTAGAATTTATACCTAATTATAAACTAGGAAAAACCTACCAGAAAAAGGTAGAATATTTAGAAGAAGTCGACACACTAAAGTCTTTACGGCGTGCGATAACAATATTAGATGAACTAAGATAATGGCCATACAAAAATACATATTTAGACCAGGAATAGTAAGAGAAGGAACCGCTTACGATAACGAAGGCGGTTGGTTTGATTGCAATTTGATTAGATTTAATTACGGACGTGTAGAAAAAATAGGTGGCTGGGTCAAAGAAAATACCGCTAGCTTTGAAGGAACAGGCCGTCATTTACACAACTGGGTGTTATTAGATGGTACACAAGAATTGGGTATTGGTACCAACGAAAAATATTACATATTAGAAGGTAATTCTTTTAACGATATTACGCCAATTAGAAGAACAACAACTGCAGGTTTGGTAACATTTTCAGCTACAGATGGCTCATCTACTATAACAGTAACAGACAACAGCAACGGTTCAGTTGTCAACGATTGGGTAACATTTAGTGGCGCAGCTTCTTTAGGTGGCAACATTACTGCTACTGTTTTAAATCAAGAATATCAAATAGCCTCTATTGTAGATGCCAATACTTACACCATAACGGCTAAAGATACAGGCGGCAGTACTGTAACGGCTAACGCTTCAGATACAGGAAATGGCGGCGCATCAGTCGTTGGTACTTATCAAATAAATACTGGTCTTAATACTTATCTAACTAGTACAGGTTGGAGTGTTGGTACTTGGGGTTCTGGACCATTTGGTTCAGTTACAGGCTTAACCTTTACTAACCAGCTTAGACTTTGGTCAGCCGACAACTTTGGTGAAGATCTAATAATTAACCCTAGAAACGGTTCTATATTTTACTGGGATGCCACAAGTGGTGTGGCTACAAGAGCTGTACAGTTAAGCCTTAAGTCTGGTGCCAATCAAGTGCCGACAGTAGGTTTGCAAACTTTAGTTAGTGAAACCGATAGACACGTAATTGTGTTTGGTGCCGATCCTTTGTCTGGTGGAGTTAGAACAGGAACAAGTGATCCGATGTTGATTGCCTTTAGTGATCAAGAAAACGAACTGGACTTTGAGCCAACAATTGAAAATACCGCAGGTAGTTTAAGATTGTCTGAAGGTAGTATTATTGTTGGTGCCGTTAAATCAAGACAAGAAATACTGGTATGGACCGATACGGCTATTTATTCGATGCAGTTTATTGGGCCGCCTCTAACATTTAACGTTAGCCTAATTAATAAGGGTACTGGTCTTATAGGACCAAATGCTGCAATTACAGCGCCAGCTGGTGTTTATTGGATGGGGTACGATAGTTTTTATGTTTATAACGGTTCTGTTCAAAAAGTGCCTTGCCCAATACAAAGTTACATTTTTGACGACTTAGAAATCAATCAGGCTTTCCAATTTTTTGCTTTTACTAATAATGAGTTTAACGAGGTAGGTTGGTTCTACTGTTCTAGCGGCAACACCAGTATAGATAGATACGTTGTTTACAACTATCAAGAAAATGCTTGGTCATACGGACAATTAAGCCGTACTGCTTGGCTGGATAGAAATATTGTGAACTATCCAAGAGCAACAGGCGGTAATTACTTGTATCAACATGAATTTGGCTACAACGATGATGGTAGTCCGATGACTAATGTGTTTATTGAATCTTCCGATATAGATATAGGAGATGGCGAACAATTTACTTTCTTGGGGAAAGTTATACCCGACATACGTTTTACCAACAATAGTGCTGATGGCAAAATAAATTTTGTGTTAAAAACAAGAGATTATCCAGGCGACACACTAACAACTGCCAGCACCAATCAAATGGGTGCAACAACGCAACAGATATTTACTAGAGAAAGATCACGTCAGTTTGTTGTTAGACTGGAATCAGATGACGATGCAGCTAACAGCGGTAATGATGATGTCGGCTGGAGATTAGGAGCTACTAGGTTAGATATCCGTCCAGACGGCAGAAGATAATGGCAAAGCTTTTAAATACTAGACTACCACTAGCTTCAGGCAACCAAGTAACGGTTGATTTGTTTAACCGTTTAGTTAGAGTGCTTGAATTAAATTTAAGTGGTTTTGATCCTACAATTACGCTACAATTAACTACAGCAGAACGTGATCAAGCCAAATTAGAAGCTGGCACGCTAATATTCAATACAACTACGGAAGTATTGCAAGTGTTCGACGGAACACAATTTATAGATTTGACTACTCATCGCACCTATTTGACAGGGCAAAGCGGTACAAGTAGTCTAGGAAGTGTAACAGTTACAACAAGTTAATATGGCGACGATATTTGAAAAGTTTGGCAAAAAGAAATTCGGTAAAAAAGGCTTAGGCAAAGTAGGCGATATTTGGAACAAAAAGGTAAAACCTGTTGTTAATAGTGTCGCTAAAGTAGCTAAGTTTATCCCAGGACCTTGGCAAGCATTAGCTATTGCTTACGATATGGGTCGAGTTGGTAGCAACGTCGCATTAGGCAAACAAGATCCCCTAGCATTATTAAGAAATATAGCGCAAACATATGCGTTTACTGATGTTGGGTTAAAAGACGGTAAATTTACATTTGATGTAACAGGTGGTGAATCTAGATTTGGTGGTAGAGCTAGAAGAGGTCTTGAAAGTTTATTTGGTGGTGGCGAAGGTGCTGCACAAACAGGTGAAAGCGTAACCGAAATAGCAAAAGCACAAGGATATGAGCCTGTTCCTGGTGTACCAAATTCTTTTATAAAAGATGGGGTTGTGGTTACAGGTGATCAATTATTAGCTGAAGCAGCAAAGTCTGGATTTAACTTAGGTGATTTCTTTTCAGGACTAGGTGATGATAAGCCAGGATTTGGTTTTGGTGACATCCTTGCTGGTGGTTGAAAG